CTTTTTTTTCTATTTTACTTTCATTCATTAACTCTTTAGTAACATGTTCTAAAATAGTTAACTTATTAACAACAATAGTTTTTGTATCTGTATAGGATTTATCATTAGTAGATTCTATTAAATTATATATAGCAGCAGATAATTTATAGTTATCAATTTTAGCTTTAAAGAAGTTCTCTACATCATAATATTTCTTAATCTCTCGAATAAGATTATATTTTTCTTTATTTAATTTTTCTCTTTCTAGCTTTTTACTCTGATCTAATACAACATTAATAAGGGATTCTGCTTTACCTTCACTAAGTTTTGGTGCATTAATAATAGTATTATATAAACTATATTCTTTGGACATTTCTGTACCTTTAAAGAATTTTTTTATAATAGATACTGATCTAGAGTCTTGATTAGACATCATATCAGATGTTACCTGTCTTACTAATAATTCAAATAGAATTCCAGTGTTTTTATATTTAGAATGCTTTTTAATAGTACTCATGTAAATAGTATATACTAATAATAAATATGTACGTTATTCAATATCACTAATAATATTATCTTCATGTAATAAATTACTTTGTTCAAATAAATTAACTTTATGATTTAAATTAATTTTGTCGAACATTGATTTATTAGTATGATACACTATTTGTGCTTGTTTACTTTCTAGTGATAGTGGAGAACCTCCAATATACTTTGTTTTACCAGTAGCATCTTCTCCAGAAGATGGTTTTGATTTCATATCATATGAACCCATTCTGTCTCTTCCTAGTGGATCATCTGCTGTATTAATAAATGATGCTTTGGATTTAGGTCTACCAGGTACATTAATTGGTTCACTAGGATCTTTTTCATTATATCCTAGTGGTACTTTTGAGGCTGCTGTTCTTACTGAATTACCTCCGTATAGACTTGCTATTTGATGCGGAGTACCATATGCTTGATTTGATTCTGCAGGATCGTTTCCTTCATTTTCAATTTGAGCATATCTAAATTGACGTTTCTTATCTTCTAATATTAAATCTCTAATTTCATCAAATTCATTTTCACTTAAGTGGAATAAATTATCATATATCCAATCACTAGGGAATAGATTATTTTCAGTCATTTGTGCTGCTAAATCTATTTTTTCTTTCATTAAAGCTACTCTTTCCTGATCGTAAATAATAGATGGAGTAGTGAGTGATAATTCAAAATTTGTTAGTGACTCTGCTGTGTATCCTTGAGTATATAAATGTACTAATGCTATTTTAGTTAGCTCAGATAATACTATTCTTTGAATTCTTTCTATTGTTCTTGCAAATCTAATATCCTCTGCTGCTAAGGTAGCTTTACCGGTTAGATCTTTTTCATAACCCATAAATGCCTTAGGAATCTTTAAAGCAGCAAATAATTTATCTCTTAAATAAGCAACATCTTCTATACCGTTGTATTGTAGTCCCGGTACTGTTTCTATTCTAGTTGATGAATCATTTCCTCTTACTGGGATGAAGTAATCCTCTAGTAAGTTTTGCATATTATATTTAAGATTATATTGACCTGTATGAGGATCTACAAAAGGAATTTTCTTCATTTTAGAGATCATTCTTTGCATATATGTCTCTACCTCATTAGGAGGAATAGCTCCTACGTTTACATAGTAAGCTCTTTTATCTGGTGCTCTTACAATACGATGTATTAGCATCGCATCCTCCATTAATATCATTTGCTTGAAAATCTTTCTTCCTGGTTCTAGATATGATCTTCCGTAAGGTAAATAATTTACATCTCCTAATAAACGGAAATGTGCCATTTCAAAGTTTTCAAACGTTAAACCATCCTTGCTATCAGCCATTCCTGAATATGTTGCCATATATCCAGAAGTACCACCAGATACTGCTGTTGGATCAAACTTAAATTGTACGTATGATGGATTTTTAATATCAGTACCCTCTAATCTTACTATAGTATATGCAGAGAATGGTATTACATTATATATTCCTATTTTTTCTGCAATTTCTAATTTAAGATAGAAATCACCGTATTTAGTCATATTTCTAATCCATGACCATAAATTAAATTCTATGTTTAATACATCATAAAATAAAATATATAATATCTTTTGGATATTTTCATCAGACGATCTAATTTGAAGTACATCTCCTTGTTCGTTTCTTAATGTACATTCATCTGATATAATATCTAGTGCTGATGCTATAATAGCATCTGTATCCATGGCTTCGTAATCAGCATACAGCTGAACGCGCATAGTCTGATAGTTTTGATTAGTATTTAAATTATACGCATATGAATTAGAAGTAGTATATACTCTATTAAATCTATCTACTAATGCATTAGTTTGTAATATACCGTTTGTTTGTATTCTATCAGTATCTATTACTTTAAGTTGATTCCCACCAACATTTCTTATTACTACATCAGTAGAAAATAATCTCTTTAATCTACTAAATACGTTTGATTCTGCCATTTGTTATAAATATAAATATATTATATTAACCAACTAATATCTTCTTGTTGGCCATAAATATTTGTTTGTTTCCATGGGTCTTGCCCTCCATAATCACCTGGACTATAGATTTGAAACCCACCATTATTTCCTGTCTTACCTATACCGCTTAGTGAAGCTCGTGCTAGATCTTCACCAGTTTGCATAAATTTTAAAGCTGTATCTCTTAAGAACATTCCTATAGATAGCGGCATAACTAAGTCATCATTATAAGAATCCATAGCTTGCGCTCTACCGTTTTTCCAAATAAATGTTCTTAATTCTGATAGAGTTCTTTTAGATTTTATTATAAGTGATCTTTCATTAAGATAAGAAATCAATTTCGAAATAACAAGAGGTCTTGTCTTTAAATTTGTAGAAAAACCAGGAACCATTCCGTTTCCGGAATTAAATTTATTAAGATACATCTCAACATTTGTTAAGGCTACATCTGATGATGGTGAGTAATATAAGTTTCTATATCCTCTTTCTATAGCTGTCTGAACAACGTCCCATCCTATATTATTATTTTCTATTACTAGTAATGCGTCATTAAATTCTGTTGCAATACCTACTAATAAATTACCATATTCTCTGGTTCCTATCTGACCTTTATATTCTCCTACTTGGGTATTTGATTCAATATCAATGATATGGAATGCTGAATAATCTTTTCCATCTCCTCTTGCAACGTCAGCTATTACTGCATAATTTTTAGTATAATTGACAGGTTCCCATATCCATAGATTACCATCCATTCCTCTTTTCTCAACAGGTTCCTCTATAGTATTAGCTTCTATCCAGTTTAAAATATCCGGTTCAATTACTGTTTCACCTGATGTAGAGAAGTTACAATCACACTCCTGAGCTGCTGCTCTTACTCCTAGAATTTTATCCTGCTCATCTCTCCATGTTTGATTTCTTTCCGGGTGAACTGTCCAAGGTAATGATATAGGTATGAATTTATTTTCACTTAATTGAGCTGCTGAGAATGTTTTATGGAACCAGTTACCTGTACCGTTTGGAGTAGATACAGCAATACATTGCCCTCCAGTAGCTAAGGTTTGTTGTGCGGCTGTAAAGATTACATCAATGTTTTCAATAAAAGCTGCCTCATCTAATATAAGTAATGATACAGCTTCTGAACGTCCAGCATCTGGTGATGCAGCTACTGCTTTTACTTGTGAGCCGTTAGCTAATCTTAAACTTAATCTATTATCTTCAACTGTTTTTATCTTTAGCCAGTTAGGTAAAGATTGATATGCAAACCTAATTTTTGTTACAATATTTTTTGCTGTTTCTTGTTTAGTAGCAATAGCTAATACGTTTTTATCTCTATGAAATAGCATTAACCATAAAGAATATGCAGACACTAATGTTGATATACCTAACTGTCTTGATTTATTAGTTATAGTATATTCATTATTCTGTAATAGCTTTAGTACCTTTTCCTGGAATGGATATAATGCGAATTGAATTCTTCCCCTTTTAGGGTGTTGAATCATATAGTATTTTCGCATAAAATAAGCAGGGTCTGTCGCGCATTTGACAAACTCCTGCTTAATTGCTTCTTTTATTGATGTATTATTTATATTGGAATCACTTGACATAACATTAATTTTTTAAAGTAAAATATTTGTTATATCTTAATATGATGAATCTTCTTCTTTAGATTCATCCATATTTCCTCCTGCTTGTGATTCTAATCTCTCAATATCAGCAGTTAGGGTTTTAATATGTTGAGGGATATTACCGATCATTTGTTTGTATTGATCGATACTGATTTCATTAGATTTAAATTTAGATACTAATTCGTCTTTACGCTTTAGTAATGTAGCTAATTGGTATTGCTTTTTAGCTAGAGCATCAGTACCTTTACTAGGTTTAATTGTAGGCTCATCTTGAACTTCATCATCATCTTCTTCTTTTCCTTCGCGTAATGATTCGTGTGCTAATTTGTTTATTAACTCTGGATATTTCTCAGTTAATTCAGATAACTCATCTGCTGATAGATCGGTATTGTCTTCAAATTTAGCATTAATTGCATATGCATCAACAAATTCCGGAGAATCGTTCTTATCAACACCATCTATTTCAATTGAATTAACATCAATTGGTTTACCGTTTACTATAACAGATTGTTCTTCATTTATTTTATTTTCAAATAATGATTTAACTCTAGCTTGAACAGTTAATTTATTTTCTGTTAAGAATTGTTTGTAATTAAATTCCATGATAAATATTTTATAATAAATATCATGTAAATATAATTAAATACCGTCGGTAGGAAATGGATTGGTTGTTACCTTAACATCGTTCTTTAATTCTAACCATCTTTCTTTAGAATATGGAATACCATATATAAAATACTCATCTGATTTTTTCATATGTTTAGGATACTTAATCGCTGGTCCTTCTAATGAATGATAGGTAGGTTTCTTTCCTTGAGAAATATATGTACTAATTTTTATTCCTTCAGGTGTTTTAAATGATTTAATTCGGCTTGATT